AATATCTGTCTGCTAGTAGAGATCGATAGGTACATTGGAAAAAATATTATTAATAATCTTTGGGTATCGGGTTCAAACCCAACAGGATACATAAATATTCAAGATGAAATTTTATTATACCATTCTATTAAAGAATTATATTATTCTAACTACTTAGAAGGCAATAATGGATCCCCCGCGGGTACAGCATCATTTAATGTAGATGGTACTATAACAGGACCTGCATACACACCAAACTACTACAACTATTTACCTAATACACTACTAGCAGACAGATATTTCCCTACAGGTTCAGACGAAGTTGTAGGGGTTATCTCTATCCCATCAAATATATATGGTGAGTATATTAAACCCGGATCCTTTACTTTATCTAATGAATCATCATCTTTAACTGATGATGGTGAAGGGAATTTAATATCATCAAGTTTAAAAGTAGGGGATATAATTTATGAACATGGTATAGTTATTTTAACAAGTGATGGTATTCCTCAACAAGATGGGTATGGATTTGAAACCTATGAAGGTGGATTATATGATATAGGAGACACTTCATTCATTCAGGGATTTATCAACACTTCTAATATAACTTGTTCATTTGAAAGTACAATGACTATTATTGAAACTCAATATAAATGTACTATTAGAGCAAACGAATTTAATTTTACACAAAACCCATCCCTAATATCAGGAAGTTTAAATAGTGGAATAATTAGTGATTTTGCAACAGGCTCATTTTTCGATCCATATATTACTACAGTAGGATTATATGATAATTCTTATAATTTATTAGCGGTAGCTAAACTTGCTCAACCCCTCCCACTATCTGCAGTTACAGATACCAATATATTAATAAATTTAGATTTATAAAATTATGTCAAATTGGTTATATGAAAATAAAGAAATAAATGAAATAACAGATTTTCCTGAAAATACATTTGGTTTCATTTATATTTCAAAACACATCCCCACTAATACTTCATATTTAGGTAAAAAATCCCTCTACCATAATATCAAGAAAAAATTAGGTAAAAAAGAATTAGCCGAACAACCCATAACTAGAGGTAGAAAATCAACCACAAAACAAATAATTAAAGAATCAGATTGGAAAACCTACTATGGCTCAGCTAAACCTATAATGGAACTGATCAAACAAGGTAAACAAGATGAATTTGAACGTAAAATAATCCATTTTGTTGATAGTAAAAAACTATTAACTTATTATGAATGTAAATATTTATTTGAATTAGGTGTTTTAGAAACATCTAATGAATGGGTAAATGATAATATTCTAGGTAAATTTTTCCGAAAAGACTTTGCTACCCAAAATTAGATTCATATCTTATGGTTTATGGTAAATGAGTTATTAGTCAATTTGGTAAATTCTGTTCTTGGAACCGGAAAACGCACTGCAAGAGGTAACCAATCCTATACTTGTCCATTTTGCCACCACCATAAACCAAAATTAGAAGTCAATTTTACTGAGAATTCTGAAGGGATGAATCAATGGGCTTGTTGGACTTGTGGTAAAAAAGGTAAATCCGTAAGAAGTTTATTTAAACAAATTAAAGTTGATGCTAGTTATTTCCAAGAACTTAAAAAATTAGTTAAAAATGTTTCAAATTATGATGTAGGTGAAGTAACACAAACCATACTAGAATTACCAAAAGAATTTAAAACCTTTCTCAACAATAAAGATCTTATAGCAAGACATGCACTCTCATATCTAAAAAAGAGAAATGTCACAACATCAGATATTCTCAAATATAATATGGGATATTGCAGTTCAGGCCAGTATGCTAAAATGATAGTTGTACCCTCATATGATAACAACGGTAAATTAAATTATTTCACCGCGAGATCATTCGAGAAAGATCCTTACACCAAGTACCGCAATCCCGAAACATCTCGCGATATTATACCGTTTGAGTTGTTTGTTAATTGGGATTTACCTATTATATTGTGTGAGGGACCATTTGATGCTATGGCAATAAAAAGAAATGCTATACCCTTATTTGGTAAAAATATACAATCTAGTTTAATGAAAAAACTAGTTGAATCAAAAGTACAAAAAATATACATTGCATTGGATAACGATGCTGTTAAACAAGCACTTAAATTTTGTGAACAATTATTAGACGTTGGGAAAGAAGTTTATTTGGTTGAATTGCAAGGGAAAGACCCGAGCGAAATGGGATTTGAACATTTTACAAAACTAATCCAAACCACAACTCCACTTACACAATATAAGTTAATGGAGAAAAAATTGTCTATAATATGAAAAAGAAATTACTTAAAACATCTTATAATAGAATTTTAAAAGTATCTGATGATGCTAAACAAATAACAATGCCCGATTCTCGTTACTATCAACGTAATGGAGAATATTATCCTTCTATCACATATGTTTTGGGTTCATATCCAAAAGGTAAATTTTTTGAAGATTGGTTGAAAAAAGTAGGTTTTGCCTCTGAACACATTGTACGTAAAGCTGGAGAAGAAGGAACAAAGACTCACGAAATGATAGAAGATTATCTTAATGGTGAGGAATTAAATTTCCTATCCCCAACAGGATATCCCCAATATGATACTCAAGTATGGCAAATGTTTTTACGTTTTGTAGATTTCTGGGAAGAATATAACCCAAAATTAATTGAAGCAGAAGTACATTTATTTTCAGACGAAATTAAAGTAGCAGGTACTTGTGATATGGTTTGTGAAATTGAAATTGATGGTAAAACAGAACTTTGGATTATAGATTTTAAAACATCTAATCACCTTCAAACAACATACGATTTACAAACTGCTATTTACGGCAAATGCTATGAAGAATGTTTTGGTAAAAAAGCAGACAGACATGGTATTTTATGGTTAAAATCAAATAAGAGAAAACCAGCACAAGGTAAAATTCAAGGTAAAGGATGGGAAATGTATGAGTCATCTCGCACACAAGAAGAAAATTTAGATATCTTTATGACGGTAAAAAAACTATTTGATTTAGAAAATCCAACCCATTCCCCGGCTTTTACTGAATTTAAGACTAGCGCTAAAAGAAAATTGTAATATGTATAATTATGATAAGTTTAGTTCAATTATTAAAGGAGGTACAAGGTAATCCTAAAGCTATATTTTTAGCAGGCCCCGCAGGAAGTGGAAAATCATATATATCTTCAAAATTAATCCCAAACTCATTTACCCCCATTAATTCAGATGACACTTATGAAGAGTTATTAAAAGTAAGTGGAATTGGTTTAAAACAAAAAGATTTTACTCCTGATCAACTTTCTCAAGCTGGAAAATTACAAGCACAAGCTAGAAAAACAACCCAAGATAAATTATCAAAATCAATGGAAGCTAAAAACAATATTATCATTGATGGTACTGGCGCTGCTTCCAACCCCATTTTAAAGAAAAAACAACAATTAGAAGATTTAGGATATGAAACATTGATGTTAATGATCTATGTTTCTCCCTTAACTTCACTTGAACGTAATCAAAAACGTGATAGAAGTTTAATGCCTGGGATTGTATTAAGAACATGGAGAGATGTAAATAAAAATATTGAAACATATAAAGAAATGTTTGGTAACAACTTTATATTGTTAAACAATAATCCCGAAGACGCTAATAAAGAATTTAACTCTGATTTACTTGAACCATATATTCAAGATTCTAAGGCCATAGGTAAACCTAAAACACCAGAACAACAGGCAAAATCAGATGCTGAAAAAGAACAATTAAATAAAGATATTGAATCTATGGTTAATAAATTCCCTGAATTTGATACTTTAGATACTGCAAAAAACAAAATAAATGAATTCACTCGTTAAATCACTTGTCCACCCTTTAATGGAGGAAAACCAAAGTGGAATTGCTTTAGTACCTGGTGGGTTTAAACCACCAACCCTAGGTCATTTTTATATGATCAACCAAGTGGCAAAACATACTGGAGTAGAAAAAGTAATTGTTCTTATAGGACATAAAGTTAGAGATGGTGTAACTAAAGAAGAAAGTAAAGCTATATGGGATATTTATTCAAAATATCTTCCTTCTAATGTTGAAATAAAAATAGCGGATAATTCCTCCCCAATATCAGATATCTCCTCAACAATAAAAAACAACCCAGAGCAATTCTTTTACCCAGTAGTAGGAATTAGAGGAGAAATGGATTTAGGTGATTTGAAACGTTTTGATAGTATAAAAGGAAAATATCAGAATCTTCAACTTATAGTAATTAAATCAGATGAAATTGAAACAAGAATAAGTGGTACAAATACTAGAGCGGCTTTAATTGGAGGAGAAAAAGATAGATTCTTACAATATCTCCCAAGTGAACTTTCAAAAGATGATCAAGATAAAATTTGGAATATTTTAACAAAAACCCCACTTGATGAATCTTATGCTGAACCTAGTAAATTTGATTATCCAAAACATATAAAATCCCTTATAGAATATATGTTAGATAAAGGTATGGATATTCGTCCTTTACCAAAAGTTAAATTTGTAGATAACGATAACGAAAATGCTAGTGATTTTTTCGGTAAAACAGCGTATTACGACCCGAATAATCGCATTATAGTACTTTATACAATGAATCGTCATCCAAAAGATATTATGCGTTCATTTGCGCATGAGATGATTCACCACATACAAAACAATGAAAATCGATTAAACAATATCCAAACCCAGAATACAAACGAGGATGGAGATTTGCCTGAGATTGAAAGAGAAGCATATGAAAAAGGCAATATGACCTTTAGAAATTGGACAGATACTTTAACTGAAGGTATTTTTAAAAAATCTGAATTAACGGAAGAAATTGTAGGAAATAAGATAGTATGTGATAGTTGTGGTTGGAGTTGGAATATAAAAGATGGTGGAAATGATTTATATATTTGTCATAAATGTGGATATGATAATGAACCTATAAATGAGAATAAACCATATAAACATAAATCTGGTTTTGATGATAAATTAGGTAAAGACCCATTTGGTTTAAACCAATTTGCTAGAGAAATATCTGAAGATACTTTAAACGAAGGCCGTTACGATAAAATCACAAATGATATATCTTCAGCTATATTTAATCATTGGAAACAAGATTATGAAAATGAAGTAGATTCCTCTCGTTTTGATCAAACCTTTGAGACTGATGATTTATCAATAGATGTAGATGCAAATATTGAATTTATTCCTGGTACTGGAAAATTAGTAGTAAATGGAGGAGCAGATGCTGATGAAGGATATATTGAAGTAAGATTTGAAGTAGACCCCGAAAAATTACCTGAATTTTGGGAAGAAATATCTATGAATTTAAAAGATTTGATCCGTCATGAAATTGAACATTTAACTCATGGTGAAGGACCTAACGAAAAACCTTCAAAATACATGAAAAATGATCAACTTATACGGGATTTAATTGATGCTAAAATGCTTCCGGATGCAGCATATTTTAAACTTGAAAAAGAAGTAGACGCTAATTTACAAGGAATGTATTTACGTGCTAAAAAAGAAAAAAGACCATTTAAAGATATTATAGATGATTATTTAGATTCTCAAGATATAACATCAAAACAGAAAGAAGAAATACTAGATATTTGGAGAGACAGATTAAAGGCATTAAATTTACCAAAATTTTAATATGAAAAAAACACCAAATCTCCTTGATTTATACGAAGCTATTAGACCTAAATATACCATTTTTTGTGATATGGATGGTGTAATAGTTGATTTTGATAAGGGGTATGAAGAATTAACAGGCAAAAGTACCAACCATGCCTCCCTACAAGATAAAAATGAATTTTGGGGATTATTAAATAATAGCCTAAAAGAAAAAAACTTAACAGAATATGATTATTGGGTAAACTTACCTTGGATGTCAGATGGTCAAACTCTTTGGAATTATATTAAAGGATACAACCCATATATTCTCACAGCACCTTCACGGGATCCCGGCTCAAGACAAGGAAAAATTGAATGGGTTGAACGTTTAGATGGTATGAAAAAACTTTACTTTAAACCAGCTAAATTCAAAGCTGAATATTCGGGAAAAAGCCGCATACTTATAGACGATAGAGCAGATACAATTGAAGCTTGGAGATCTAATGGAGGTATTGGTATATTACACACTTCAGCAAACGATACAATTAAACAACTAAAAGACTTAGGCTTATAATGTCAGATTCAGTTTTAAAAAAACAATTCCAAAAAAGAGATGTAGACCGTTTACGCAACCTAGTTGCAGGTAAATACGGAAACCGTACTACTGTAGGAATAGGTTATAATGGAGAGGTTCAAGAAGAACACCAAGAAGGTGATGTTTGGCAACAAGGTGGAAAAACTTGGACTATTAAAGATGGTTTAAAAGAAAATATAACTAAACTAGATAAGTTTAAATCAATAGCAATCCCTTTATTTTGTCCAAAATGTAAAAATGTAATGGATAAACAATTAGATCCATTTTATTACAAAGCATATAGTGAATGTTTAGATTGCAGAACAGTAACTGAAACCCAGATGAAATTAGCTGGTACTTGGGAAGATTATACTAATAAAACGTTTAATGATGAGATTGATCATCAAATAGAAGAATATAAAAGTTATTTTGAAAGTGTTTTATCCGATAGTTCTGAAGGATATGTTTCTGAAAATGGTGAAGTGCAAAAATGGGTTGGAGGTATAGATAAAGATCGCGCTCAAAATGCATTAATAGAAATAGAAAAACATTTAAATTCACTTAAAAAATGATAACCCTTATAACTACTATATTAGTAGCGTTAATAACCGCTGTAATTGGACCTATTGTCGTAAGTTGGACTCGATTAAAAATGGAGAAAAAATCCATAACTAACCCAATGCAAGAAGCTATTGAGTTTAACTCTTTAGTAGATGAACAACTCCAAAATATATTAGAAGAACTAGAGTGTGATAGAGTATGGATAGCTCAATTCCATAATGGAGGTAATTTTTACCCAACAGGAAAATCAATTCAAAAATTCTCAATGTTCTATGAAAAAGTATCTTCTAATACTCCATCAATACAACATACATTCCAAAACATCCCATGCTCTCTCTTCCCACAAGCATTATCTCAAATATACAAAACCGGAGAATTATCCATTTCAGAATACTTAGAAGGAAGTGAAATGTATGGTTTAGAAGCTGTATCTAAATCTTATGGTACCGAATCATTTTATATGGTTGGTTTATATAGTTTAGATAATCATTTAATTGGAGTAATGTCTATAGCATTTAATAAACAACACAAATTACCCAAAAATGAATGGATATTCATTAGACAAAAAATAGGTGTTATAGGAACGTTGCTTTCCGAATATTTATACAAGAATAACATAATTAAGAAATAACTAATATTTATAATAAAATTAAAATCATGGCAGATAATTTTGACCTATTAAAATTTTTAAAAGAAAGCAAAGCTCTTGAAAATTTAAACCCAACTTTAAAAAATATCAATGAAGGTAATTCTTCTAAAGATATGAAATCTAAAATCAAAGAAATGATTGTTGCTGAATTAAGTAATGATTATGACTATGAAGAAGAAGATATATACGGTGATAATATTGATGATGAGGCTGGTTATTTCTCTCACGTTAGTGATTTAGAGGATACTCCAATGGAGGATGAATTAGAAGAAGCTAAGAAAAAAGATAAAGAACCAGTTGAAGATGTTGAAGATGTTGAAATGACAGATACAGAAATTTCAACTGAAGAAGTACCTGCAGAAACAGGAGGTATTTCTT